ATCAATCCAGTAGGACCAGACATAGGCTGGACACCACAGATATCATAAGCAACTAGGTTAGGCATTGAACGTCTAATTAGACTGATCAATACTGGGTCGAAACCAGCAAGTCCAGCTGTGTTAGCGTTACCTAATGCACTGTTAGCAGGTGATACAGTACTTGCACCGAGAGCGTTCACGGCGACTTCGTTTAGCATTCCACGTTCTTCACGTAGGAAGCGTTCTTGGTTTTCTAACAGAACGGCGGTAACTGCCTTCTTATAATTGTCTTTGATTCCTGGTGAGGATTCGTGACTAAGAACAGGAGCCCACTTCTCAGTTAGTTGTTTAGCATTAAACATTTCTAATAGAAAATTAATTTACTTTATTGTGATGATTCAGACCATCTGCTGAGTGCGTCTACATATGCTCCCATTGCTGGTGCAACTGCTTCAGACTCAACTGGTGCTTCTTCCTCTGTGCTCGCTACTTTAGGAGCGTTGGAGAAATAACTCTCCTTGAGTGTACTGATCTTCTTGGAATATTCTTCCTCGGTAGTAAACTCAATACCCTCTGCAAGTGCAGCGAGTTTGTCTTTCTGAGTATCCACCAATCCTTCTGAAATAGTATTCAGAACTACTTTTTGTGTGTTCTCATTTAGACGTTTTTGAAGTTTCACGTTAGACTTGACCTGTTCGTCTAGTCTTTCTTCCATTTCACGAACTGAGTTAGCCATACTTTCTACCGCATCGACTTTATCATCGGGGATAGAAATGTAGTGCTCTTCAAAGAGATTCTTCAGACCTGCTATGAAGTCTTCTGTAATCTCATTTCTTATTCCACGGTCAACAGCAATTTGGTTATCTTCAACCCATTGACCAATGGCGTAGTTTACAGTTCCGTTAACTTCCTCTGCAAGTTCTGCCTTAGCAGACTCAAGTTTCTCAGCAGATTCCTTAGCGAAATGCTCTACAATCTTTGTATGCTCTTCTTTGAGCTTTGACTTAACCGCAGACTCAAAGATAGTTTTTGCTTTTTCAGCAAACTCTTCAGAGAGTTCTGTGCCTTCGAGAAGTGCCTTAACATCGTCAGACATATCAACTTCTTCGTAAGAAGGACTTATAGGGTACTTAACATCGGGTCCAGTAGAAGTACCATAAGCAACATCAGCACCTACAGTAGGTGTTGTTCCTTGATCACCAGCGTCATTTATGTTAGCGGTTTGTGCGGTTCCATCAGACTTAGCAGCAGAGGCTCCAACGGGGGCAGCAGCCTTTGCACCTGGATTGTCTTCACCTTCATCGTTGCCAGTAGGTACTGGACCACCGTTGTCGGTTATAGATTGACCTGCTGTAGCAACTTCTGTTCCAACACTAGGTTGAGGATCCTGATTTGAATTCCTCTTAGGTTCACCACTTACTGCACCAGGTGCAGGTGGATTAGATGGTAGAACAGTTGCGTTTACTTTAGGCATAGGATCTTGGTACTCAGAAAGTATTTTCTGAGTAGATTCTTCACTAACGAATTCCGCAAACTTTTCGTTTAACATATCTGACATTTGAGTTTCCCCGATAATTAGCTGATTAAGTCTAAGTTTATTTATTAAATTACAATCCTGAAAGGAAATCACCAAAGACTTTTAGTGTTTTCTCTTCCATGTTTTGACGAGTTGCCTCGCTCATATATCTCTGGTATTTAGCTACTTTAGTTTCCTTCAGGATTCCGTTGTTCCAAACCCATTCTTTTCCTTCCATGATACCATTTACAAAAGCATCTGGTGCTGAAGGATCTGCTACTATATCAGCAGCAGTTGCAAGCATGAAGTCATCCATAACATAGTTAGTTGACTCACGCTGTTCGATTGAACCCATACCTCTAGATGATACACCTAGTTGTACACCCTCTCCAAGAAGAGACTTAGCGATCTTACCCATAGGAGTGTCTAAGATCTGTGCTTTTCCGATGAAGTTATTATCTTCAGCTCTAAGCGATGTAATTCTGTGTGAAACACGGTCAAGGTTAACAGTAGGACCGTCAGGGTGACCCAACTCCCCAAGAGCACGTTTTGTTTTAACGTATTCCTCATTGTATCTACCTACTTCATTTTCTAGAACTTTAAATGGATAGACTCGACCATTTCTGTTCTTTAATTCTGCTTGTAGAAAGACTCCTTCAATGTAGAGTTTTTTATCATCACCTTTACCTTCAGTGATGACCTTTACATTTTCAATCTGTTCCGTTATCAGTTTCATTGGGTTGTTCCTCTCCTACAGGTTCATCGAAATATGTATTAGCAACAGTTTGTTTATAACTGCCCATTGCATCAGCAGCACGTGCGAATAATATATCATTAACAGCATCAATAGCGTCTGCTCTTTTGCCGTCTTTAATAAAATCAACTACGTTAAGCACTTCTGCTTGTGGATTCGTTTCTTCCATAATATCTATTTAGTATTACTAGGTGTTTTGGTAGGAGCAGGTTTCAATTTAGCTTGTTGCTTCGCTTTCTCCATCTCCCTTTCTGCATCATCCTCGGCGTTTTGTGCATCGATTTCTGGTGCAAAGGCATCGTTCTGACGATCCATCACATCGAATGAGTTAACATCAATAGGATCCATTACGAGACCTGAGTTAATTTCCTTCTTCATTAACTTATCCTGTTCCTTAATCTCAGTATCAGTGTGATTAAGAATGTGTCTACGAACGTAGTCAACAGAATAATACTTACCTACAAAAGGATCCATCTGGGTTAGCAATGCTACCCTCTGGGTTTCCATCTCCAGTTCTTTTAACTCATTAAAATGATTGTCGTGTATGTAATCATACTGGATATGCTCTTGCATATCTTCCCAATCTTCAGGAGCAATTACTCCTTTAAGAATAAGTTGTGTCTTGAGAATATCCTGAAATAGAAAGCTGAATCTCTTACGTAACCTTCCGATAAACTTTGCAAACTTGAGTTCGTCTCTAAGGACTTCAGTGGTTTTACCAAGGTTAAATCCTTTGTTATCGTCTGTGAGCCGTGAAGGAGGAAGGTTGAGAGAATTATAAAGTTTCTTTTTAAAATACTCAACATCTTTGAGTTCCCCTAGGTTTTGTCCACCAGGCAAGGTGGTGATCTCAGTTCCACGACCACCCTCTCTACGAGGTAACCAAAAATCCTCAAGCATACTCATGTGCTTCTTGTCGTCTCTTATCTCACCTGTTTGTGAGTCATAGACAAGTTTGTTCCTGTAACGAGACATTACATCACGTAGGTATTGCTCTGCTTTAACCTTTGGAAGGTTACCTACATCGATGTAAAATATTCTACGTTCTGGTGCTCTTGATAATCTATAGATGACCAATGCATCTTCAATCATCCTTAATTGATTGAGACCTTTAATTCCTTTATGAAGGAAACTCAAAGTCATACGCTTGTTCATGTCTTGTAGACCAGAATGTGCGTATGTTATTGAGTCGAAGGCCATCCTGATACCTTGGTTACCAGTGAAGTCACCTGGTCCAGTTAATGAAGACTGTCTACCAAAACCTTTTGGATTGAAAACATAGTAGTCAACGTAGTTACCCCACTCATGTTCCAATGCAGTTCCTCTGACTGTTGTTGGATCTTCATTAGGGTCTTTAATTTTTTGTCTGACCTTACGAATCTTCATAGGGTCGATGTACCGAAGTTCTGTTATACCTTTCTTCGGTTCTGCTAAGTCGATTACCTTGTGGTAATACATCCTACCATCAATGTACCAGTTACGAATTAACTCGTGTGCCTTAACATCAAAATTCAGGAGACGTTTGATGTAACCAAACTCCTCCCGAATTCTTTTCTTTACTGAATTACCTACTTCTAGATTATCCAGATTAATATCTACACAACTATCATTCGAGTCATTAACCACAAACTCGTTAATAATATCATCAACAGCAGCATCACACTCTGGGTGTAGAGACATGTCCCTATACCTTTTGATGAGATCATATTCATTTCTTGCTTGTGCGTCAGTCTCGACATACGTGCCAAAATAACCACCAGCTGCAACGGCAATGCCATCGTCAGCATTAGGAGGAACTGGAGATTGACCCCTTCGATCCTCCTTCTTGTTTATTTGAAAGCCAAATAACTGACTCATAATAAATTCTTACGCTAGATCTAAACTTATTTATACGTTCAGATTTTATGCTACTGTGACTACCTCTTGAACTCCAGGAGGATTAGATCCTGCTGCGTCTCCAGATACCGCAGTCCAATAAGATAATTGGAACTCAACTGTGAACTCAGAAACCTGATCGTTGCTATCATAAGCAAGATCGATTTGAGAGACAGCAGATGGGAATGCGTGATGTAGTTTGTATTCTCTAATTATATTACCGTTTGTTGTGGAGTCTTTTTCAAGTTGCTTCACATACAAGTCAGCCATATATCCAGAACCAGTTGTTTCTGGTCTGAATAGAGTTGAAACATTTCCCTCGTGGGAATTGATTGCTGCAGACCATTGCTCGAAGAATGAGCGAATTCTCATATCTTCATCGTTTACAAATGTTGCAGTCCATGTATCAAAGGTGCGATCACCTGAGATTTTTACTGAGCGTCCTCTAAATGGGACTTCTATTACACCTAAGTTAGATGCAGGGAGTGCTGCAGACTTGCAAAGTATGTTAACTAAGTCTTTATCGACATTTCCCTTGGCAAGAGTACCAGGGAATTGTATATCGACAACAAACATATTGGGCTTAACGCCCTGTTTGATTTTCTGCAGAAACTCAGATACGTTTGAGTTAATAGCCATTTTCTTTTACCTTCCTACTGTTTGTGGTTAATTTATGAGCGACCTACAACTTCACTGAAGGAAACTCCAGTACGTGTTGCAACGAATGATAATGTAATGTAGTTAATAGAACGTGTTGGTTTAACATAAACTTCAGCAACAAATTCATTACGGTCAATAACACTAGGTGTGTTGTTTGTTGTATCACATACAACTTGGAAGTCAGTGATACCTCTACGTGCCTGTACCTCAGAGAGATATGACCCTAGTGCATTTGAGAAACCAAGTCTTGTGGTCTCATCGTTTTGCTCAAAGATAACTGCCTTAGCAAGTCCTTCTGCTCTTCCTTCAATATTGATGAAGAGTCGGCGAACGTTAATTCTGTCGAATGCAGAAGGTGAAGACAATGCAGTCTTATCACCGAATAGAGTGATGCCTTGACCAGGGAAGGAAACAACTGGGTTGATTCTATTCTGATATAGTTCGTCTCTATCAGCTTGTGTTGGGTTGTATGCTAACTTAATAGCGTTACGAACTCCACCACGGGATAGTCCAGCAGGTGAGTACCAGTCATCAAGTGTAGTAGATGTTGCTACACATAGACCAGCAACATCTCCGTTGCAAGGAATGTAACGATATGAATCGTTAAAGCGATCATAGAAATACTTATAACCACTATCAAACACTGCGTATGAAGAAGAACTTAAAGCAGAGAAGAAGTTAACTGTGTTATCTTTCTGTGCAGTTCTTGTAAGTGCTGATGTACCAGATACCTGATTACCTTTGTGTGTAGAAATGAATGCGATAGCATCTTTTCTAAGGTTAGCACTAGTAATACATGCAGCAGCCTTTAACTTAGTATCTGACTCAGTAGACATTGAACCACCCATAAGGATGAAGTCTACATCAACAGTTTCTTTATCTGCAAACAAGTCTAAACCTGTTGAGAATTCAGCAACTGTATATGCATAGTCATCTGTACCACCAGTCAATGAAGTTTGTACAACACCAAAGAGTTGTAACTTCTGACCAGAGGTTCCAGCAGAACCAGCAGTACCAGCAGCAAGTCCAGCACCAGCAGATGTTGGATTGTGTGCAGCAGTATTATGTGAACCAAAGTAAACATAATTTGAAGCTTCTTTTATAATCGTTGGATAGTAAGCAGAAGCACCTTCAGCAGATACACCGTCAGTAAACTTAGAAAGATACTGTAGTCTCTCTACAACAGTCTTAGTTGATCTTTCGATAACACCAACGTGAACTTCGTCATAACTTAATCCTAGGTTTGCTGCGAATGCAGAAGTACCAGGACGAGGACCAATAGCAGATAGACTTATCTTACCATCGTCAGAAGCAGATTTAGTACCGTCTGTGTTTGTGTTAGTCCACCAGTCAGAAACTGTAACAGCAATTGTTGAGTCTTGAATTGTTGAAACTGTAGCAACACCAGATGCACCACCAGCTTGAGTGATTCCTAACTGATCTCCAACAGCATATCCAAGTCCAGCACCATCAGTTGCAACAGCAACACCAGTGATAGCACCAGTAACAGAAGCAATTGTAAAGGTTGCGTTGTTACCACCACCAGTAATTGTGATAGTATCTCCAACTGTATAACCAGTACCAGCAGTATTGATTGTTACACCATCAACAACACCACCTGTAGAAGTGAAGTCAACAGTTAAGTTAGATCCAGTACCACCTGAAGTAGCGACATTAGTACCAGTAGCACCGTATGTTGCACCACCAGCAGTGATAGTAACTGTAGCAGGTACACCAGTAGAAACTGTAATGTCTACTTTAGCACCTGTTCCACCACCACCTGATGTTAATAGTCCAGTTCCAGATGTATATCCAGTACCACCTGAACCAACTGTAACTCCAGTTACACGACCCTCATCGGGAGTATCGAGGGTATCTGTAGCAGTAACACGAGATGTAGGATCATTTAGTATAACAGCAGCTTCAAAAGTAGTAACATCATAAGATAGAACTTCTCCAGCTTTACCAGAAGAGAATGTTACATCTGTACCAGCAGTCATTCCAGCAGGTGCAGAAGCAAATTTAACATATTGGTCAGCACCTCGGTCAGCGATAACAACATCAAAGTCGTTACCCCAGATACCTGGTGTTCTAGCAGCCCACTTCCATGCTGGAGTAGTCTGCTCAATTCTTGATTCGTAGTCTACCTTGTTTCTAATAATAGCAGCAGCACCAGCATTAACTGATCCTGTTTCTGCTCTTACAACACCAAGACGACCACCGTAGTTTAAAAACTCAGATGCGACAAAGAAGTCATCTGCGTTTGAGTCTCCTGGACTACCGAATGTGTCTACTAGTTCTCTCTGTGAAGAGATCTGTGTGATTTCGCCAACTGGACCTTTCTGAAATGTTGATACTACTGCAGCATTAGTTGCAACAGAGTTTACAACTGTTCCAGTTGTCAGGTCTCTTTCCTTGACGATAACACCAGGCGAGATTTGACTTGCCATGCTTTGTTACTCCCGATAAATGATCGCTAAATTTGTCTATAGTTATTTAGAAAATAGCAACTCTTGAATGGGGAAACAGTGCATGAACTACCAGTCTGGATACATCCAGTCCTCATGTGGTTTCTTATTTTTTCTAGTCTTTACAACCCTTTCTATCGTACACAGTTTGCACTCATATGAATATGATGAAGCAAGTCTACTTCTATTCTTACGAATCAAGTAATAATCATTAAGTAAGTCTTTAGTTCTTCCACACGTCCTACATGTTCTTTGTTTGAACAGCAAGTGTTCTAGGTCAAACTGCTGTTCGAGATCCATCATAAGTCAGGCATCATGTATGTAACAGAGTCTTGTGTATCTCCATACCAGAAGTTTCCATCAGCATCAACAAAGGTATCATCACCTAATCCATCATCTATGAATCCAAATGGAGCCATGTCCTGTTCTATTTGGTTTCTCTGTTCTTCGTATATTCTTCTTCTTACATCATGGTCAGTAAGTTCCTTAAAGAAGTCTTGCATACACAACCAAGCAAATATAACCATACACATTACTAGGTCATCATGATACCCTTCATCTGCTTCCCATGCTTGTTTCTTTTGTACAAACGTAGTTAACTCTTGGAATATCTCAAAGTCCTTGAACGTCAGTTTATCATCTTCTATGATTGCCTTAAGATTAGCACACCCTTGTTTCTTCACAGTGATGCTCATCTTGACTCCTAGTTGAGTCTTAGTTCCTGAGAACCCTTGACCTACTATCTGACCAGCTCTACCTCTCATAGCACACATGAGTACGTTAGGATACTCAAGGTCATAGTTTAATGTTGCTGCTATACTATCTCCTATATCATTAACCTCTACCAAAATATATGGGTAGTTGTATTGTTTTGCTACTTGGAAGATGACGGAGGGAAACAGTACAGGTTTAATCTCGTTATTACGGTACTTGGCAACAATTTGATACGGCATAGTGGTGATATCATATACGATGAAAGCCGAATAATCGCCACCGATTCCTCTGGCAACATCCACAGTAATAACATATTCGTGATCTTCTTGTACTCTCTCGTGTATATCAAGTCCTGCATTGCTTACTAATGGGTCAGTGAACGGTATTGATTGTAGTTTAGATGGTGATATTAATGTATCAGCAGATCCTAAGAAGTCACATTCAAACTCCTGTGCAAACTGTCTCTTAGATGTGTTTCGTAATGTCTCCTCTTTCCACTTAGCATCTCTGCCTGGTACTTGAGACCAATGTACTTCATTGGTAACATATCCATTCTTACCTCTCCTAGCATCCTCCCACGTCTTATAGAAGTGGTTCATACCATTAGGTGTAGATATGATTATAACTTTGGTTGACTTACCAGAAGTAATAGTAGGATATACAGAAGCAAAGAACTGTTCTGCTACGTGATTTGGAACGAATGCAAACTCATC